TACTAATACTTACAATACACACTTCAAGTGCATCATCTTAGTTGCATTATTTACTTGAAGACCATAAGAGTTTTTAATCTCGTAAATAGATTTATCTATACGAGTACCAAGACTGTTTTGAGGAACTGCACCCCAAGATGCAGGAATAGGTGTAAGACCTTTCAAAACACCTGACTGATAAATCTGACCTTTTTGACGAACTTTTCTAATATTACGAACACCATTATAAGTAGACATATCAAGTAAAAACGCTTGATGTGAAGTAATAGGACGACCTGTACGAGGATGAATCATACCATTATCACGAGCATTTTCTGCCATAGTACCTGTATCACAGAAAGCAAGATGTTTTAAAGTAATAATATGATTATCTACCGTTTTATAACGACGGAAATAACGTCCATAAGAAAGACCATCTCCAAAATCTTCAATCATCTTATCTCCAAGAGGAGTAGCAAATCCTTCACTACGAGCATCATCTCTAATAGCTTTATCGAAATCGTCCATAAAACCTTTACCTCCAGCAAGAACAATTTCCATTTGTCCACTATCAGTACTCTTATCAAGTACATCTCCAATAGAACGTTCAATCTTATTCAAAGTAAGAACTTCTCCATAAGTTTCATAGTTAGATTCATCACAAATCTGAATCATACCGGCAGTATGAGGAATAGGTTGTCCATTTTTAGGGTCAATAAGAGGAATTTCTCCATTCTCACTACGATTATATTGAGCAAGCCATAAACGTTCCTCATCCATTACACGAATAGTAATATCATGCTGACGCATTTCTTCATTAATCCAAAGATTAGTTGTACCACCACTCTTAGTTTTAAATTCGTAAGTAACTACAGTATTAGAAAGATTACCAGCAATTTCTTTAGAATAACGATGGAACTCAAGTTGACTTTTAAGTTTACCTGGACCCATAACATTACTTCTATTTCCATCACTATAGCTTTCACTAACTGTAGGAGCAGTCATAGACCAAAACTTACCTACTTTAAGATTATCAAGAGCAACAAAAGCGTCAGGATTAGGATTAGTAAGTTTAAGTCTATACAAATAACCTCCATGAGCACCAGCTCCAAGGTCTGCCATAATACGAACTTGAGTTACACCATCTGGAGCAATCAAACCATATTGTTCAATAAGCCAATGAGTAGCAAATTCTACATCAAACATAGCACCACCTTTACCAGGAGTAGTATTAGCTGTGTTAAAATAAAGAACATAGTCATTGAACTTCATACGACCCATAGTTTTCCAAGTCCATTCAACTGTGTCAATGTCTACAACACCAGCAGTACCTTGACCTTCAGTAAGAACAGTTAAAGGAAATCTATCATCATCCATACCATAGGTATAAGTAAGAATAGAATTAATTTCAGCAGGCTTTTGCAACATTAAATTAGCAATAGTAGCTTCATTAGAATAACCTCTGTCATCATAACGACCACGAGATACTTCTCTAAGTTTGTACATAATTTTATTAATTAATTAATTAAACAATATGAGAGATTATAAAACAATATCATCAAAATTAACTTTGCTATTAACTTTAGGACTAATTTTAACAGTTTTATTGGTTCTTTGTTCTTTAGCTCTCATACGAAGAGTTCTAACTTGTTCTTCTTTAATAGCCATATCTACTAAATCTTTATACGAACCACCTGTAAATTTAAGCCAAGCGTCAATTAATTCAGCATTAAGATAATCTTCATCAGACATATTATTTAAATCTCTCTGATATGCAGTTATATTATTACCATTTTCATCTTTTATAGGTTTAGAAAGATATTCGTAAAAATCATTACGAGTAAGATTAACTTTCTTTCCATCAACGGTTTTAGTAAAACTTTCAGGAATTTTATAGCTACCAATAGTACCAGTAGCAATAGTATCATTAACTGTTTTCCAATAAGCTAATACATCTTGTTTTTCTTTTTCTTGAATAGCTTTAGCTTTACTTTCATAATCTTTTTTAGTAGCTTTATCTTTTTCAACTAAAGCATTAAGTTGTTCTTGTGCAACATCATAAAGACTTCCTGTATCTTTAAGATATTTGATATATTTGTCATCAAGACTTTTATTACCAAATTCTTCAGCAGCAGCTCTAATTACATACTCTAATTGTTGTACATTATCTTTATCAAGTTTAATTCCACTTCTATCAGGAAGTTGACCAAAACCTCTAAGAGAACCACCATTAGCTATATAATAATCATCTACTTCTTTAAGATAAGGTTTATTAGCGTATAAAGTATTAATTGCAGCTTCTTGAGTTTCTTTAGTTTTTAAATCTATAACAGAATTAACATAAGATTTAATTCCATCTATACTATCTGTAAATTCGATAGGATTACCTTCAGAATCTTCAATAACTACACCTAATGCTTCTTGAATAGATGATAAATTAAAAGAAGACGTATCAACTTTATTAGTTTTATTATCGTCTTCAATATTCATATCATTCAACCAACTTTTAACGTCTTTAGCCTCTTTAAATACTTTATTATCTTTGTCTACAATGTTACCATCTTTATCTACTTTATAAGTAACACCTTCAAATTCAATAATAGTACCTTCAGTAAGCTCCCCCGTAGAAGGGTTGTCATCATCTTTACCACTTTTCTTTTCAGTATTCTTTTCACCATCTTCTTTATTAGTAGGTGTTTCAGAATTTCCATCTTTAGCAGTAACATCTTCTTTATCTGGTTTTCCGTCAATAGGTGTAACTTCTTCTGTAGCAGACGTATTATTACCGTTATCAACTTCTTTGCCAGTAGTAGAATTGTTAACTACTTCATTACCAGCATTACCAAAATCAATTTCTTCTTCCATAACATTAAGTTTTAAATAATAACAATTACATTATTTACTTTAGTTTTTGCAAATATATAAAGTATAATAATAAGGTCAAAATGAAGATAATAGATAATAATGTTAATATATAATTAACGAATATCAGTTCTAACATTACTAAATTTTATGCTGTCATAATATTATCAAGTATAAGGCGATTTTATTAATTTCAAAGGTTTTGTGCGTCAATATAATTTTATTGTATATACACTTCTTTTTATCCACATGGCTATAAAATTAATAATGTAATACAACATATCAGTCCATTAAAAATAATCCGATATGCGAAAAAATAAAATATTAAACAAAAATAAATAACCATCAGTATTAAGTTTATAACTTATACCGATGGTTTAAATAGTTTGGGAATGTATATCAACTAAAACTTATCGTTTATCATATTTATTTTTATTAGTTTTAGCTATTTCAACTTTAGCTTCAATATCTTTAAGTTTAACTTGTCTATCAGCAGCTTTATTATACATATCAGCTTGTATTTCTTGTTGTTTAATTAAAGCTTTTTGTTGTTCTATTGCAAGTTTGTTTTGTTCAGACATTTGTGCAAGTCTTTCAGCAGCTTTGTCATCGTGAGCATCTAAAGATAATAAAGACATATCTACATCAATATATTTTTGTTGAAGTTCATATTGATATTTAAGTTCAGCAGTTTTTCTATCTTCTTCACCTTTAGCAGCTATTTCTTGAAGTTTAGCTTGAATATCAGCTTGTTTCATTTGTTGTTCAAATGCTTGCATATCACTCTCATGTTGACGTTTGATATCTGCAAATTTACTAACAAGATTTTTAATTTGACTAACATTATCTCCTGTAATAGCAGCAATAGCCATTTCTAAATCTCCATTTTGTGCAGCACTAAAAGCCCATTGTTTTAGTTGTTGAAGTTTATCAAATTCTTTAGCATCATTACGAACAGAAACAGAATAATCAGCATTAATAAAAGCATCTACATCAAGAGATAAATATTGTTGAGCACCAGTTCTATCTTTAAATCCTACATTAAGTCCATCTATAAATGCAAGTTTAGCATAATCCATATCTCTATTATAATCTGCTTCTCTAAGTTCATCAAACATATGATTTATTATAATACTTCCCATAGCAGATTGAGTAATAGCTTGACTTGTAGTAGAAGCTCCAGCAGAATTAGCAATTTGACCATAACGTTGCATATTCATATCAACCATTTCTCGAGCTTCAGCTTTAGTAGCTTCCATAAGGTCAGTTATTTGACGAATATAATCTCCCATATTAGCATTAAGCATTCTTATATTAGCCATTTTTTGACTATTTGTATCTTCACTATCATCAATCAACAAAGTACCATCAGCTGCCATTTTATAAAGTTTATCTTCTGTATCAGAAGCAATAAGACTTTCAGGAAGAAGAAGAATAAGCATTTTATTTTTAGCTATAATCATTTCTCGATGATAAGCAAAAATGTTTCTCATAATCTGATATGGAGTTATAAGTTTAATTATACTAAACTTACCCATTAAAGGTAATATTTCCATAATACCATTATAAGGGAGTTTACCTTTACGATTAAAAGCTATTGCTCTACATTTAATAGGATAAATAGCATTATATCTTCCACCTATACGATAACCTTCATAAACTTGAGATTCCCAAACCCATTCAACAGATATATCTCCAAGATTTTTATCAAGCTTATAACTTTCATCAACTATACGTTCTGTTTCAATACCTGTTTCATTAATATATTTAAGAATTCCTTTTTTAACTTGTCCTTTCCAAACAACATGCCATACTTCATATAACATATTATTATCATCATATACAGTTTGGGGTTCTCGTCTAAATAGTTCTCTTTCTTCTTGATTAAATTTAGCACAAACATCAGAATAAGTATTAAAATAATCTTGATAAGAAAGAGTTTTAGTTTTTCCTGAATAATTAGTATTATTATAATATTCTTCAAGAAATAATCTATCTTTATCTGTAAAATTATCATCAAACATATCTAATATTTGTTGATAACTAAGCATAAGTCTTCTTGCAAACATATCATGGTCTTCAACAAAATATTGATTATTTGGAATAGGATAAGCTTCTAATACAGGAACATGTTCTTTAATAATTTTATTTCCTTGTATATCTCCATAAGTATAACATTCACCAAGAGTGACAAAATTAAAATAAGTAGATAAATAAATTAAATCATCTTTTGTCATACTTCTAATATATTCAAGAACTTGTTCTCCTTGTTGAGTTTTTTCATCAATATATTTATCTTGTATATCTTTAATAAAAGCTTCCATATCAGGAACAACATCTTCTGGTCTTATATCTTCAATTTGTTTACCAGTTTGTTCTGCTTCAAGTTGAGCTTGTTGAACTTTAGCTTCAAAAGCTTTTTGAAAAGCTTCTTCAGCTTTTTTTGTAACTTCTTCTTGAACTTTAGCATTACGAGAAACTACAACACTTGGGTCATTAGCTCCAATAATAAATTCATGAATACCTTTAAAATATTCTGATACATAACGTCTTACAATATCATTCATAATATCAAGATTTCTCATAGTTGCAGGAAATCTTGTATAACGTTCTTGATTACTATTATAAGGATTTAATACTTTTTTATAAAAACTATCAGGAATATTACCATGAAAAATATTAAGTTTAAGTTCAGTATCAATTCTATCATTATATTGTAATCCAGCATTAATTACAAAATCTATACAATTAGCATACCATTCTGCTGTTTCTTTAGTTTTATAATCCACTCTTTGAGTAGGAAAATAAAGATTATTTCTATTAATATTCATATTATAAATTTTAATTATTTAAAACCAATCACGTTTAAGTATATTATCTCTATTAGATGTAACTACTTTTTTACGATGTTCAAGTTCTTTAGCTGCTTCTATATTAGAAAACTTCCATTGAATACCTCTAAGTATCATTTCAGATACTCTATCAAAGTTACCAAGATTATTCCATTTTTTAAGTTCAAGAATAGATTGATAATCGTATATTGTTTGAAATAATTTAATAACATTTCTTTTTTCATCTTTACCTATTTCAGAATAAAGCATTTCTTTAAGAAGTCTAAGACCTTCAAGTTTTTTACCTTCAGCACTCATATTAATACCATAATGAGAAACAGCTGCACCTTTAATTGTAGTATCCCAAACACTAACAGGGTCTTTCATAAGATACTTTAAAGCTTTCCATTTAGTAAAATTACTAACAGTTTCCCCACGGTTTACTTCAACAGCAACACTTCCAATACAATTATAATATTTAGCAAGAAGTAAACATATTCTATCAGCTTCTTCAAGTTTTTCTGTTCTACCATAGTAAGATGCAACAAGAGCTGTTTTAAAACCATTCCAAGAACAAGGGTTCATCCAAACTTTAATACTATTATGAGAATGTTTCAAAGTAAGTTCTTTATTCTCTTTATCTATACCAACTGGGTCATAAGTTATAGAATACATTCCGGGAGGTACACCTTTAATAGTATTACCATATTTATCATTATAAACTATATTCATAGGATTAAACCATTTTCTAATACATCCATGAGGATGTTCATGTCCTTTACGAGGAACTCCTTCAATCCAATCAAAATAATTTACATTATGTTTACCTCCTTCAGCTTCTATACGAGCATTTGTTCTAAATTCAACTTTATCTCCTACTTCATATAATAAACCATCAACATAAAATTTAAAAGAATTATCAGTTCTAAGACGTTCTTCCCAAGCAAGAAGTTCTTCACTACTAAAAAGATTTTCAGTAGTAGAAGAAAAAGATTCACTTGGCATATTAGCATATTGTCCAAGATAATTAATATAATCACTAAATGTTTTACTATTATCTTTTTTATCTTTACGTTCCTTATATGCTATACGTAAACCAACTTCTATATTAGAATTACCATCTTCATCTAATGCTTCTACTCCATCAATAACTCCTTGAAGACCCCAACAATAAGGTTTGAAATAACCACAAATTTCATTACGACAATCTTTATCCCAAACATTTTCAAAAGGCATAAAATTGAAATTTTTTGGAGCATAAAAATTACGTTCAAATATTTGCATATTACCAGAAGTAGCAGTACCCCAACAAAAAAGATTACCTGTAAGATAAGAACCAGTACGCATAGCAGGTTCAGTTACAGACATAAAATCATCAAAATTTTCCATAGTAGAAAGTTCTTCTACTTTAGTATCCATTGAATCTTTACCAATAGCACAATCTGGATTATTCATAGCAGAAGTACTAAAAAGAGTACTTCCCCAAGATTTTGAAGATTCAACACCATTAGGAAGTTTAAATCCTAATTTGAAATTTTCTTTATCTGTTGAAAATATACCTCTAACAAAAGGAGTTTTAGTTTCATAAAAACGTAAATTATTAATACTAAAATCAGTAAGACCTCCAGTTTTAGTTAAATATTTTTTATCAGCTGCAACATGAATACCAACTTTTTTAGAATTAAGATTTATATTATTAGCACTATCAGCTCCCATCATATAAGAAAAACCTCCACGACGAGTTTTGTCAATAATTAAATGAAATCCATTATTACGACAAAAATTCATTATTTCAAAAGTCCAATATTGTGCATCTATAAATTTAGGAAAATCATATATTTTTTTACCAACAGAAACTTTACCATTGTGCATGGTAGATTTAGTATCAAGTTGTTGAATTAGAGTATAATTAAGATAATTATACATAGAACCCGAAATGGTAATTTTTTGAACTTTACCATTTCGGATTAAACAAGGAGCAGTAAATCCATTTCTACGTCTATATTCTTCTCTTTTTCTAAATTGTCTATGAGGAATACTATCTTCTTTGAAAAAAGTATATTGTTTATTAGTTCTATAAAAATCAGCTAATTCTGTAAGAAGTTTAGTATTTACAAATTTATCATCATAATTTATATTAAGAAGAAATCCTCCACTAT